GATGTTCCTTATCAGCCTGACGTTTAGCTTCTTCCTGACGCTTACGTTCTTCTTCTGCTAATCGCGCTTGTTCTGCTTCCTGTACTTTCTTACGCTCAGCTTCGATAGCTAGTTTCTTCTCTCGTTCGGCTCGCTCCAGTGCTTCTTTAGCATCGCGCTCTGCCTTTTCCTTGGCTTCTTTTGCTGCTTGTTCTGCACGTTGAATTGCTTCCTGCTTTTCACGCTCTGCACGTTCAGCGGCTTCTTTTGCTTCACGCTCACGTTTAGCTGCTGCTTCAATTTCTTGCTGTGCTTTGCGCTCAGCTTCAAGTCTTGCCTGTTCCGCAGCTTGTCGCTTCATTTCTTCTTCACGAGCAATGCGTTTGCGCTCTTCTTCAGCTTTGCGTAAATCAAACAGCTCGTTCATTTGCAGAGCTTCTTCATGATCAACTTCGATTTGCTTCTTAAGCGCTTCGGCTTCTTCGCGAGCTTTTTCTTGAGCTTCCCACTCTGTTAGTGGCTTGCGAATATCTGTGCTTAATGCATCTAGTTCGTCACGAAATATCTTACGGCTAGCATCAACTTTTTTGGGTAGCTCTTTTAACTTATCGACAACTGCTTTACCTTCCTTGTCGATATACGTTTTTGTTTGAGCAACTTTGTACGCCAGAGATGCAAAAGCCTTTCGGTTTTTAGCTACCGAAAAATCGCTATCGAGTTCTTTTCGCTCTTCTTCTGCAAGAGACTTAATGTGCTCCAGCATCTGATTTACTTTTTCTGGTGCTGTAAACAAATCTAGCGCCGTTGCTTGTTCAATTACGACTAATTCATTTGCCATTTCCTATGTTCCTTATGTGCGTGCCAACTATTAATAGCGATATGAATGATTAAGTGGTGGGTTACTGCTAAAGAGAGGAATCTAACTTATCGACGAGTTCGTCATAGTCAACTTCGAACTCTTCACAAGCTTCTCTGAACTCGCTAAAATTTAACGCGTAATTTATTGCGTTAATTTCATCTCTAGTTAGTTTTTTATCTTTATAATCATCAAATCCAACCGATAACAACTTACCGCCTAATATCTCCGTTCCTGCGTTTACAGACGGCTCCTTGCCATCTTCATACTCAACTACGAATGTCATTTTTCCCATGTCATACCCCCTCCGTTATTAACTAAACACGATGCTATTTGGTTTCGCATTTCACGCCACAGAAAGGACAGAATGAGAACGTAACAGGGAAATCCTGCTTTGTTAGGCGGGCTTTCGGCGTGCCGTCCTTTTTGATTTCTTGATAACTGGCGTTGTATTCAATGAAATAATTAACTGACATGACGCCGCCAGACATAAATAATCCTGATTGTTTCCAGCCAGAAGACTGTAGGCTTGCACCTTCTGGTAGTTTCGCTTTAATGCGACTTTCCATGTCATCGCCTAATTTCGTAAAGCAATCACACATATCTCTATCTCCTATCTATTAATCAACTCACCACAGCCCACAGAATGGACTGTAATTAGTTAACTGTGCCTGCTTTTAACCACATCAGGCGAGGTGGTTCCTTACTTTCCACAGTCAAGGAAAATTGATATATTGGTTATTCCACAGTCAATATAGGAATGTTTTATGTCAGATGTAGTAATTGATCCAAAAGAAAACCCTGAATTAGCGGCTCAGCAATTAGTTGTAGAATTGATTAAGGCTGAAAAAACAGCCATGATTAATGGAGCAGCGTCAAGATCAACAGTTGAGTCGATCATATTTGCTCACCAAAGTTTTACTAATTACTTTAAAAAACTTAAAGATAATTAATTGTCTTGATATAGCGTTATAAAAGCCACTGCCACAGAGCGAGCAAGTTCTTCTGCTTGCTCTTTATCTGGATTGTTATTAGTTATTAAACATGCCAATGTTTGGCTTGCAATCTCTTGAATTTTTACTGGTAACTCTTCAAATTTCATCTTACTTCTCCTATTTATCTCGCCGTAACCCCGAACTCACTGCTCGGCTGTTTTGTTTTAACTCCTGAAAATATTGCTACATTAGGTAAGCAACAGTTATCTCCACTTGGATAATGCTTTGTTGGTTTGAGAGATAGAACAGGGCGTTCTTTCTTCTCTTTCACTGAGTTAGCTTTAGTAATTTCTTCTTCTTTCAGTTTGTTAGCTCTGAAAGATGCATATCTAGCATATTGCCTAGCCTTGAATGAGTTACTGTTAACTTTCTTAACGCTAACTGGTGTTGGATTGCCTTTAAATTTCTTTGGTGGTTGATAGTAAATTTCCACATAACCTCCGTTATTCTTTTACTTACCATAGGTCACTCATTGAATGACCTATAATTAGTATTCTTGCGCTTACATACCTAACATCTGCCAGTGTTGCCTATTCCCATCTGTAATCACTCTCGTGCAGTAGTAACATTCTCACTAGCCAGATCGTGCCTAGTGATACGTCGCATTTTTGCGTAAGGGTCTAAACAGGGTAGGTATGCTGTTCCGACTTTCCAAATTATTAAAGAACATTAGGCTGTATTTCATGTTGCTTGCCTTTGATGAGTTATATTTAAAACTATAGTTGTTTTATTGTCAACAACCAAAGTTGTTTGTAGTTGTGTTTTTATATTAGTTTGGTTTTATTTGGTTGTTTTTGTTGGTAATTTATTTTCAAAAAAATCTCAGATTGGAACTCAGATCACTTCTTTGGAGGGGAGAGGGTGCAAAAAAGCCCCGTTAGGGGGCTATAGGGTGTTATTTATGATCTCTTCGATACAAAGTCCATTCTTCAATTCTTTCACCAGAAGGTAGTGTACAGTATCCTACTTGCCCTTTATCTGTGTTAACTATTTCTAGCTTTCCGCCTATTTCACCACAGTACACAGAGGCAGGGTTTGCCATTCCTACCAGCTTGTTTTCCGTAGTAGAACACCCAGCGAGTATAATGGTAGCTGCCAAAACTGTTAATTTTTTCATCATTCCGTCCTTACAGATGTGAATGGCTATTGTGAATAATATATTTTTAGCACAAAAAAGCCCTCGAGTGGAGGGCTGGGTCTAGTGTTTGTTTGGTAGTTCTGGTTTTCTAACAGCTAATAAGATTTGTGCGGCTTGTTTTTCTGGTATAGCCTTGGCTTTTACCTTATTGCTTAAGTAGGTAGCTAAGTGAATATTAACATAGGTAGTATCTAGCCAAACTCTAAACTCACCTAACGCTGAACTTGGATATATATATGCTTCTTTTTGAGTGCCTCTACTTTGAGGGAAGTCATCAGGGTAATTATGTGGGTGCAACATCCTGTCACCATGGATCTTCGCTAACTCGGCATCTTTCCAATGTTTGGCCCAACGTTGTCCAACACTTATATCTGGGATAGAAAATGGGTCTAGTTTAAACTCGCTATTTATTAATTTTACAGTTAAATCAGCCATTTCTCTGAATATGGAAAAGTAACCAACTGGTATTTCATCATTAGCCATTATCCTTTGTTTAAATACATCCCATGATTTATTTATGACGTCTTGATTGGGTTTATAATTGGCCTTTTCATATATCATTCTTTTTAGAGTGTATTCAGCCAGAATGTCATAATTTTCTCTTGCTATCGTATTATCAAATCTAGCTGCATCAAATACGTAGTAACGCAGTATGGCCATACAAACATAATCAGGGTAAGCGTGAGTTTCAATTCCATGCTTATTTATTACCTTTGTGTACAGGTGTGTCACACCTTTATGGCCTTTCCTCTCTAGATCTTTGAGGACGATGCTACCTCTTTTCTTGTTTTTTTCAGTTTCCCAATTGGAAGTGAATACATGTAATGGCGCTGGGTCTATTCCGCATAATTTAGCCAATCCATATAATGTCAAATAAGGTGTTCCATCACTCAAGACACCCATCTGAATTCCGTTATCTTCAACTTCAACAACAGGGCGAAGATCTAATTTACCCTGTGATCCAAATACCGATAATTTATCCATATATATATGATTCCGTTAACTAAATTATGTTTATCGTAATTTAAATTAATCTTAAACCACACCCTAAAACGTGTCGTCACCCAAAAAAGCAGCCTCGCACATCATCTTCAACGAGCCTAATGGCGTCAGAGAAACTACCTAGCATTATTTCATCGTAGTTGTGCCAGTTACTATTTTTATCCATCCAAAGCAGAGACCATGAATTCGAATATCTATTATGTGTGATTTTTGCTATAGGTTCTTCTACTCTGCCATCACTCCATATTAGTTGCCTAATTTCAAAGATAATTACTGAGTCGTCCTCGATGCGATACTGTAAATCTAATTCATCCCTTAGGTGTTCTGCTGGGCGACGCTTTTCCATGAAAAATTCCATACACCGTCTAATATTTGCTATCTCAATATTGCTAAACGCCATATTTCCTCCTAAAACGTGTCGTCAGGCCATTGGGTTAGCCGTGGAATTTATAAGTAATAGACTGGCTAACTAGCACCTTAGCGCATATATAAAGCCCATTAATAGCATCTTCGTCTAGATACCAAGTTTCATATCTAGGGTTGTCAGATATAACTGCTAGGCGCTTATACTGTTTCTGCAATCGCTTTATGTAGAGCTGATTATCCAATACGAACACATAAATCCCGTCACCATCAAAAAAGTTTGTGGTTATATCTACGAATATCTGATCTCTAGGTTCGAACGTTTCTGCCATAGAGTCACCTTTTACAGTGATCATCTTTATCGTATTTGAAGGTCTTCCACCGAATAATCTTTTTGCTTCATCCGCTGAATACTCAATAGCCGTGATAGTCTCTATAAAATCATCGATAACCATCACGCCAGCACCTGCACTCGCTTCTACGTCTAGTATTTCAACCTTATAAGCATTACTAATACCACCCACTTCATTCGAGTGCGTATCAGTACTTATGTTGCTGACTTCCGAGCTATGGATAACAGGAATAGTTGGCTCTTCGCCATTACCAGACGACAACCATTCAGGTGACACTCTCAGAACTTTAGCTATTTCTATTAATTTTGTTGAATTTTGCGCATTCCCAACCTCAATCTTTTGAATTGCAGCCTGTGATATACCAACAGCCTCGCCTAGTTCTTTTTGAGATAAGCCCGACAATTTACGAGCTTTTTTTAATCGTTGTGCAAGAGTAGTTTTCATAGTCTTAAATATACAACCGCAGTTGTTGGCATTCAAACAAATATAGTTGTTGATTAAAAACAACTAAGGTTTTATTATATGTAAAATAAACAACGGAGGTTTTTTATGAACGAAGCAATTAAAACCGCCATTGATATTGTAGGGACACAAAAAAAACTAGGTGAAGCATGTGGCATAACACAGCAAGCAGTTTTTAAGTGGCTACATAACAAGGCAAAAGTATCACCTGAGCATATCCCATTAATTGTTAAAGCTACAAACGGTCAAGTTAAAGGAAAAGATATTCGCCCTGACTTACCGCACTTATGGGATTTGGGTAATAAATACTGGTAACACAATCGCTCTTTAAAAATTCATGCAGTGCCTTTTGACTTCAATCGGCAAATTATTATCAACAATCCGCTCATATGGAATGAGCCACGGATCATTACTGCTGTTCCCAATATGGGAAGTAATCTAAGAAGGAATTTAACAAATGGAATGTGCAAAAAATATCAAAGTAGAGTGCTCATCAAACGAATTGATGACGTTTTACATTCAACAAATGTATTCAATCGGTAATAACGGACTCGCTAAAGCGCTAGGAATACACCCATCAAAATCCAGTCGAGATAAAGCCAGAATATTCGATTTAGCTTGCCAGTTGGTGAGTAAGTTCGGATTGCCCCCTGACTCTGTAAATATCAGCGATAAGCCAACGAAAGTTGTTCTTGAAGGTGATTATGCAGAAAGGGTTATTCAGGCTCTTGAAGGGAAGGGAAAAATTAAAAGAAAAGCCCCAGAGACGGCAATCAATGAGGCTCAAATCAGTTTAAACATTTAATTTTATTTACCCATTAATACTGGACGAATAATCAGTATTAGTCAAGTAATTTGATTACTCATAGCTAAGCTCATTAATAAAAATTTAATGGGCTTTAATTTCATGAGGTTAAAAAAGAATATGGATAATTATGAGTATAACGTCAATATTTTAATGCCAAATTGTTATTTTGAACAAGATGAGAAATGGATTAAGGAAATGTTATTGAGGCTAAGGCCATCGATAAGAGCAAAGGTATCGGTTAAATATTCTGAAGTTTATCAAGAGCATTTCGACGATGAACCTATACCTTACAAAAAAATAAATGCTGGTAGAAAGGCTGCAAATACACGGTTAAGAAACTTTGTAAAAAACTACTCTTCCTACCTCGATGGATATGTTTCCGAACCGAGAGTTTTTCAACAAGGCACTGGCCAGAGAAACCAACCCTCTCAAGGTGTCGCCTGAATCACCGAATTTAATACAAACCTATGGCCTGTTCCTTGGAAAGTGTAGCAATGCTGATACAAGGCACTATTCATAAGTACATGATTTAAAAGCCAAAAAAAAGAAAATTCGAGTTCTAACTTGACCCCTATAAGGATAAGGAAGGGACAACTTGGAAATTTCTTAAAAATCAAATAGTTAAATGACATCAAAACGACAGGATCTGTCTCCTAAACGGACAAGTTCTGTCTCTTTTGCAAAAAATGGACTATCACAAAATGAGAATATGGTCAAGAGTTTTTTACGCACGAGAGTTTTACAAGCGTTTGTCAAAAGTATCCCCTACCGCCACTGAGCTATACGGGCTAATCACTGACAGTTGCGACTGGAAATATGGACGGTATGTAGCGACGAGGGCTGAGGTAGCTGAGATCCTCAACGTGAGCGAGAGAAGCATTCAGAGAGCCAACAAAGAGCTTGAGGCGGTAGGGTTAATCAAGTTTAAGCGTGGCATATACGCAATAAACCCAGAGTTTAACTGGGGGGGGAGGAGTTGGAATATATCGAAATCCTGTTACTACACGATGGGCAGGAAAGGTGCTCAAGTTATTGATTTTAATGACGCAGCAGAAGCCATTAACTCAAAAAAACTTGAGGAAATAGCCCGAAAAACCTTGAGGGAGGTAAACGGGCGTAACGCAAAAAGGAATTAATCATGCTCAGTATAACGCCAAAAGCTAAGCAAGTCACTGCACTGGATATGCTCAGGAAGAACTGGAATCAACACCGAACGATGTTACTTTCTGCAAGTGTTGGATTTGGTAAAACCGCGATAGCCGCATTCGTGGCTGACGGTTTAGTTTCTAGGGGAATGAGGGTCATGTTTGTCGCCCCCTACACAGTGCTGATTGAACAGACTGCAACACGGTTTGTTGAGTACGGACTGCCAGTCGATGAGATCAGTTACTTGTGGCGCGACCACCCACTGTATGACCCCAGCAAGTTGATTCAAATTGCATCTGCAGACACGTTAATTCGCCGCAAATTCCCTGACAACATTGATTTACTCATCATCGATGAAGCCCACATGAAGCGAAAAAAAATACTCGAAATTATCCGAGATACGGATATTCGTGTAGTTGGGTTATCGGGGACACCCTTTGCTAGTTGGATGGGCGAATACTACGAAACATTGATTAAACCAACGACGATGAAGGAGTTAATCGAAATTGGTGATTTGAGTCCTTATGAATTTTACGCGCCAGATAATCCCGATGTTAGCGGTGTAAAAACATCAAAACTATCGGCATTTGGCAATGACTACAACGAGGAGCAGTTAGCCAAAATCATGGGCGATTCTGATTTAGTCGGGAATATCGTCAAATTTTGGTTAGAACATGGCGAGGACAGGCCAACAGTTTGCTTTTGCGTCAATGTCAGCCATGCAAACTACGTCACGATGGAATTTAACCGAGCGGGGATCAACGCTGAGGTGATGACCGCAGAGACGCCACACGATGAACGGCAGTTGATTATTAACCGTTTTGAGAGTGGGTCTACAAAAATCATCGTTAACGTTGGTGTTTTGGTTGCAGGGTTCGATAGTGACGTTCGCTGCATCATCTACGCGAGGCCAACAAAATCGGAAATCCGCTGGGTCCAGTGTCTTGGTAGGGGATTGAGAACAGCAAAAGGGAAAGACAAGTGTCTCATATTCGACCATTCAGGATCAGTTCACTTGTTGGGATTTCCTGATGAAATTGAATACGACGACCTGCAAAACAAAAACGATGGCATGAAAACCCAAAGCAGCTACCGAGATCAGGTCAAGGCAGAGAAAAAACCGAAGGAATGCCCATCTTGTCACTACATGAAGCCGGCAGGTGTTTACGTTTGCCCTAAATGTGGGTTTAAACCACTCGCTGGGAAAAATGTTCAAGTCGATGAAACGCGAGAACTCAAAAAACTGAAAGCAGGTGAACAGATATTTACCAAGGAGCAAAAACAAAGTTGGTGGTCACAAATCAAGTTTTATCAAAAACAGCGTGAGATATCAGGCAAGCCTATTTCTGATGGTTGGTGCGCCCACACGTACAAGAAAAAATTCGGGGTATGGCCTCGTGGATTACATGATACACCGCAAGAGATAACTCCCGAAGTTAGTAATTATATTCGTTCAAAAAATATCGCTTTTGCAAAGATGCAAGCGAAGAAAAATACAAAAGAGGTAAAACCGAAAACAGAGGCTGAAAAAATAGCATCAGCAAGGTCACACTTGGAAGATATACGGGAAAAGCTCAGCTTAGGAGGTAATCGTGAAGACGGTAGAGGCAGTAATAGGTCGATGGCCTGAGATATTTGAGTATTACAAATTACCGCCAATCACAGGGAAAAAACACTATCAAGGGGAATGCCCTATATGCGGAAAGAAAGGAAAATTCAGGATAGATAATAAAAACGGTAAGGGAACTTGGATATGCTCATGTGGTGCTGGTGATGGCTGGAAACTACTGGAACTTACCCAGCAAAAAGATTTTAGAGTTTTAGCAAGTGAGATAGATCGGTTAATCGGAAACAGTTATTCAGGCCAAGTAGTACCGCACGCAAAATCAGATGTAAAAGCCACTCGTTCAAAAGTTATCGCAAAGTTCGCTTCACTAATCCCACTTAAAGATACATCAGCTCATAGATATTTGATGAGCAGAGGGATCAACGTTTTACCATCTCAGCACGTCAGATACAGTAACACACAACAAAATGGATTTACTTCGCTCTGGTCAATTGCAACAGATGATCGTGGTGCTGGCTGTTATCTGCATAGGACGTTCTTAGAGGGCGAAAAAAAAGCAAACTTTGAAGGGAATAAACGACTTACCAAGTTACAGGAAGATAACTATTTAGATTTTGCTGGCTCTATCGCAATTCGAATGACCCCAGTAGCATCAACGCTGGGGATCGCCGAGGGGATAGAAACGGCGCTTTCTTGTCAGCAAGTCTACGGCTGTAACACATGGTCAACGTTAAATGCCAATTTCATGCGGAGATTTAGAGCGCCAAAAGGCGTTAAACATCTCATCATATTTGCAGACACGGACAGTAATGGCACAGGGCTAGCAGCTGCCTTTGAATGTGGCAATCGAAATATTCTAAGTAATAACGATGTTGAAAAAGTCAGCGTCCGATGGATTGACGGAACTGGCGATTTTAACGACATGCTAGTCAATGGGGCAAAAGTATTTCAACAAGAGTTATGGCGCAAGCAAGCAGCTTAACACGCAAGAGGATTTTTAGATGGAATATTTACGAGATATTTTAGGCACATTGTTTTTCATGCTAGTACCGATTACTGGATTTTTATCTGTTGCATTCCTGATGTATCACGAAAAATCAGGTTGGGGATGGTTACTTTTAGCAGTGGTTGCCATATCAGGAAGTTTAAAAATTAGTTATGGCGATTAAGCGAGGTGTTGAGTGATGAAATGGCATCAGAAAATGCTTGTCAGGATATTTAGTAGCAACATTCTTACATTTCTATTTCAACTCATTGCTTGGGGTTCGTTATCGGTTTTAATCGCGATTAATAGGTTAGGCGAGTTTAATCTTCATGTTTATCTAAGGGCATTACCAATAGTGATTATTCAGGCGTTAGTGATGACATGTCTATTCAGGTGGTTGTTTAAATTTTGTATGAAAAATATTGATATCAAAGGAGGCATCTAATGCAGGGAATTAATTGGGTTAAGGTGAAGGATGATATCACCTTAACCTAGCTTTATTAATTTGAATCTTTTTCCTCTTGCCGTTTTTTAATCATTTCAGGAAGAGTAAATGAGTACATTAGAAATACCTCGGTAAAGCCAAGTATTTGCTTGGTTTCCTCTTTCGTAAATTCCTCGTCAGAGTGAATTGCACCGTTTGAATCAATCCTTACGATATGAGCCCAATCTTTCATCTGTTCAGTTATTTTTCCTTTAGAAAACAACATGGTGATGCGTTTTGATAATTTTTCATCCTTAGCTTCATCACCCATAAGGACTTTAGTGGCAATATCCATAACCTTTCTGCAATTCATTACGCAGGTTTCATATCTGCCACGTTGAAAATCATCCTTTGATTCAATAAAAAATTTAGCCGCTCTTTCTGGGGTATTTTCAGGAGCAGTGGTGTTGTTAACTTTAGGAATTATTCCAAGCAAGACAAACTTAGGATCATCAGAAGGTATGCTCATCCCAGAAACCCTGCCGTTGGCAGTGATTAAAGGCCCGTAAGAAGCGTTACTTCTGACGACAGCAATTCCTGAATTGTGACAACTTCGGCACATAAAAGATACATCATAAAAAGGTTCATCTTCACCTTTTCGTTGTTCACCAAAAGCTTCTAGCACTGCGTTTTCTCTAAGACAGTGTGGACAAGTTTGATTAAAAAAGAGCTTACCCATGAATACATTAACTCCATTATTAAATGATATTTCAATAATTCTTAACAGTTCAGATAGGCCTGAATTTACCTTAATTCAACGTTACGAAATAGCCTCATCATCGCAAAAGTCGGAATTCGTTATAGCGCTGATAGGGAAACTTATTGAGCAAGACAGGAAACTAAAGGCTTTGCAGCTCCCACCAATGCCAGAGGGTGAATGATGGAATCACCACTTGCACGAATGATTAAGCAACAGGTATTCGATGCTAACGTTGCCCGTTTAGTTAAACTTAACGATGAGCAATGGGACTTTATACTGAATGATCAAGACAAATGCGCGTGGGCTGGCGGTAACTACTACGGTCACGATTATCATGAGTGGGAAATTTACATTGCCTACGATATCAAATATGTGAAAACAGGATTAAGAGAGGCGCTGATATGAAGTGGGCGAAATTTAAAGGCAACGAGATTACCTATCTAGTTAGGTGGATAGTTGGGATATTTTTCTTGCTTCCAATAAGCACTATTTATTTTTTGCTTTATCTGATCGATACACCGATACATTTTTGCAGAAAACAAATGAGAGTGTTTTTGTATTTATCGCTAGACAGCATAGAAAATAAATTCCCATTCAAAAAGGATAAGTAGCATGAGCGAACTCAAGAAATGCCCGTTTTGCGGGAGTAGTAACGTAGAAGCTTTTTTCCAGTATGAAGAAGATTGCCCTGACCGTTCAGCGATTGTGCGCTGTCATAACTGCGATGCACAATCTGCTCAAATGATTGGAAAAGGTAAAATTGCTATGGCAATCGCAGCATGGAACAGGAGAGCTAACAGTGAGTGACCCAATAACATTGATGTACAAGATCAGCATGAACCTTTTTTGCGGATTAGGCTTTGCAATGGCATTTATCATGCTGAAGGTATTTGATGGGGATAATGGCTGGTTCGTTATTACGATGAAGGTTATATCAGCAACAGCGATAATCCTTTGGTTAATATCTATGGCTTATATTTGTTTTTTCTTATTCAACAACGTATTCCTGGAAAAATGAATAGGAGGTTAACTTGGAGAAAGCCACAAAGTTTCTTCTAAGAAATAAACGAATACGAGAAAACCTAATAGCCACACTAAACGCCTTACCCCTCAACGAAGAATTCCCCCTAGAAGTAAAAATCTCAGAATCCAGCCGAACACTACTGCAGAACGATATGTTTCATGCGCTATGTGGTGATGTATCAAAGCAAATGACCCTCAACAATGAACCACTGAAATTATGGCAGTGGAAGAATGTCTTTGTGTCTGGTCACTGGATGGTTACTACAGGAGCGAAAGAGTCACCGTTAATTAGGGGAATTGAAGGTGAGCTATTAAACATACGCGAGAGTACGTCTCAAATGGGGAAGAAGCGCATGAGTAGCTTAATTGAATACTCGACAGCTTGGGCGATACAAAGTGGCGTAAAACTGCGTACAACTCGTTATGAATACAACTACTACGGTCACAGGGAGTAATGATTATGACAGACAACGTAAATAACCCACCACACTACGCATCAGGTGATATTGAGTGCATAGATGCCATTAAAGCCAGTATGACCAAGGAGGCGTTTCTAGGCTACCTCAAAGGCAATATTCAAAAGTATGTCTGGCGATACGAGAAGAAAATTAACCCAGTCGAAGATTTAAAAAAGGCTCGTTGGTATATGAGTCGACTCGTTGAAGAAATGGAGACTGGAAAATGAAATGCATGTCATGCAATAGACAACTAACAGATGATGAAATTTACGTGTGTAGCCAGTGTGCTGATGAATACGCTCATTTGGAAGTGATGGATAAAATCAAAGGAGAGGGAGATGCCGAGGTATCGTAGTAAATATAAACACAAACATAAATATCCCAAGAAACCACAAAAGGAGTTTGAACCAATGCTTAATGCCAATTTATTACGCTACGGAAAATTTGTCGCAATATGGTTTATCGCCATGTTAATTCTTGGAGTTGTTTTGGGGTGATGTATGGCTAAGGCTAAAAAGCCGAAGCTCAAAACCTGTAAAGTCTGCAACAAAGAATTCACTCCCTACCTATCTACCCAAAAAGTTTGTTCCACATCTTGTGCAATAAAATTCGCCTCAAATGAAATTAAACGGACCGAAGAAAAGGACCGTAAAAAACGTTTATCTGAGGAAAGGAAGTTATTGCGGATCCGAAAGGAAAAGTTAAAGACAAAATCAGACTGGAACAAAGAGGCCCAAGCGGCAGTAAATAAATACATCTTTTGGCGAGACTACGGTCAGCCATGCATCGCTTGCGGTCGGCCCTTAAATTATGGGGTAAGAGGTGGGTCCGTAGATGCTAGTCATTACAGGTCAAGAGGTTCGGCAAGTCATTTAAGATTTAATCTACTCAATATTCATGCTGGCTGTGTTCACTGCAATAGGGACCTGTCAGGCAATCTCATTCCATATCGCATTAATCTCATCAATAAAATCGGCGAAGAGCGAGTAACTCGTTTAGAGCACGATAACACGGTCCGTAAATTCGACATCGAATATCTCAAACGAATGAAATCCATATTCACTCGTAGGGCCCGTTGGTATGAGAAAAGGCGAAAGGATCAATATTCGGAGGTGGCTTAATGTTTACTGACTTAATCGCAGCTATTGAAGAGTGCAGGTTTAGAGCATTAACAGAACGCACAGGGAATAAGCCTAAGCGTTACTTATCTATAGTTCAGAAAAAGCATGGCTTCATGGAGGTTGTAGAAACGGGGTGGGCTAGAAGAGCAAACCTACCGATCATGTATTCAGTAGGTTGCGATAGATATCACACAGTATTACCGGAGGCGAGATGAGGGAGCGTAAGGTAGATATTTATAGGTATGTAGCAAACTCACCTCGAAAATCATATTTAGGCAAGGCAAGGAGGTTAACTCCATCACAAGATAGATGGGTAAGAGCAATCATATCTCTGTGGGCTGGAGAAATGAAAGATGATAGTTATCTTGGGTTGTCTTGTGGTTCTGGAAGTATCTGGCGATTTGTTACTGGGTGGTCAGGAGAAAACATGGAAAGATTTACCAAGGTGTTTGAACAACTAAAAAAGGAAGGATATACAGGAAAGGAGCTTGAAGAAAAAGCTCAGTTAATATTATTTCCTAAACAATCACTCAGCGACATGTTTCAGCGCGCCAACGATGTAGATGAAGCTGATTTTGTAGAGAAAGCAATTTTGAAAGCGTTCGACAAGTCCAATCCTGTTTATGTTGTCGCTACCGATTACTATCTTGGCAGAAATACGATGCAAACACTCGCAAATTACATTCAAAAACAAGTAGCACCTTGGCTTACCACTAAACAATGTATTGATCGTGTCCGTTGGTGCATTACATTATTTAATGCGAAGTTATATATGGTGCTACAAGATGAAATAGCGAGAGAACGCTCACAACTTGGAGTTGAATATAAAAATATTTCAAAAATCACTTGAAAATAAGTTATGAATGTGTATATTTAGTGTATGCTCGCTCGTAAAAGCAAAGAGCACTGAAAGCCTGATAGAGATATCGGGCTTTTTTTGTATCTGAAATCCGAACAGTGCCCCTCATAACCTCTACGTAGAACGGAGAAATCTGGTTTGCGATACGTTTGGGGCTTTCTATTTTAATTCCCCCGAATTCGAGGGGATAAGTTATTGATATTGTTCCGATGCCGGAATTCCGGTGTCGCTATTTCACATGTTCGGTTATTCCGAACAACCCATTTAGAAGGAGATTATGAGTGAATAAAATTAAGGTTACTGTTGCTAAGCTTGATGGCTCAGTCTCTTTTGAGGTTCGTGAGCAAGATAAGTTAATTATTAAAGATATAATTAATGGGAAGTGTTCAGGTGAATTTCATAAGGAATATCTTGTGAATAGCTCAACACTTTCATTAACTTCTGTCATTACTGGATATAAAGGTAACAAGCCTGAAATATCAATAAATGTTATTGATTAATCATTTGATTTTTTAGTTACAAACAATATTCTGTTTCTGGGTACCCAACAAAGGAGATAGAAATGTTTGTAGATAAAAACTTAAAACCAGACCCAATCAATCAAGGATTTGTTCTGGGATGGGGCGTTGTTAGAGGAAGCCCTTGGGATTTAAAAGGGGTTTATGCTACAGAGGAGCAAGCCAAGCAAAAAGCCCAATCACTAGGTTCTGATTATGAAGTTCATTTTGGTTCACACCGATTGCAAAGTGACGATTTTGTTTGGAGTATCGAGTCATAATCGCAACTTAGTGTCATTTAATGAAGATCGCTTAGGCGGTCTTTTTTCGTATATGCCGACCACAGAACAATTACCCTCGTTATCACGTTCACACAAGAGCTGTGAGTCGGCTCCTATTAACTAATCAGGACTACATATATGCAAGAGCCGTTAACAGGCACAGCAACCGCCTCGTTAGCGGGTGTCTCTATTGTAGGTCTCTATTCAGGTATGGACGCAGGCGTTGTTATCGGTGCGTTCGCAGGGGCGGTGATATTTGTATTGTCTGCTCATGATATCCGGCTGTTAAAACGATGGGCGTATTTCACAGTTGCATTTGCGATTGGGATATTAGGCGCTGATTTCATGTCGTCACTACTGAGTGGCATTATCGGAGATAGAGAGGTTGATCGCTCTGTTGGTGCAATGTTCTCATCGGCTGGTTTGGTTGGTGTTTTGGTAACAATATCTAAACCCGGTGCGCTCACAGACAGTATCAACAATGTCATAAATAACCTGATAGATAAATTCAGAGGAGGTGGGAGATGACCATCTCAATGTTTTGGATTTACGTCAATTTTTTCTCATGCTTATTCGCTGTTATTCGTCTTGTTAACTATGAGCGTAACGGCGCTAAATACAAATTTTTTCCGTCACTTATAGCATGGGTTCTCATTGTTATGCTGGGTTCTATCCCACTACGCATATTAACGAATGACTACGCTCATGCAGATCCATTTGAAGTCGGAATCAATATCACACTATGCGCGCTAATAATTCTTAGTCGTGGGAATGTGATGCAAATATTTAGAGGGGTTAGTAAAAATGACACTCGGTGAGAAACAACGCAAGTTCACTCGCATGATTGCGGACTTAATTATTTTTGCCTACGACAACGGATATGAGCTGACGTTTTCAGAAGCATACCGAACGCCTGAGCAAGCACAGTTAAATGCCAAATCGGGATCAGGTATTAAAAACAGCTTACACACACAACGCCTAGCTGTGGATTTCAACCTATTTAAAGACGGTAAATATCTAACAGCATCAAGTGA